ATGAACATATTTTATCTAGACCGTGACCCCAAGATTGCAGCACAGATGCATTGTGATAAGCATTGCATCAAGATGATCCTAGAGAGCGCACAGATGCTCTCTACAGCGCATCGTGTAATTGATGGTGATGATTATGCTAATGAGCGTGGTCTATACAAGATGGCGCACAAGAACCATCCCAGCACCATCTGGGTTCGTTCCAGTGATGAGCATTATAATTGGATGTATAGTCTTATGCTATCACAGATGGAAGAGTATACCTATCGATATGATAAGCACCATGCTACTGAGCGTCTAATTGAACCATTGCGACTATTACCTACATCTATAGAGAATAATGGTTTTGTTGACCCGCCCATGTGTATGCCTGAATATTGCAAGAAAGATGACGTAGTGTCGTCTTATCAAAACTACTACATAGAAGAGAAATCAGACTTTGCTACATGGAAGCGCAGAGCAATGCCGGAGTGGTTTAATGCAGAGAGAGAGTTATTGGGATTACATGGGTAGGCGTTCAAGAGAAGAACGAGCTGAATATACCAAAGATTCCCTTGAGAAAAGAGTAGAAGATTTGGAACGTAAGGTAGCACTGCTTGGTGGTGATCCTCGACAATTGGAGATGGACGTATAATGCCAACATATACATTTTATAATAGTAAGACTAAAAAGCAGTGGGATGATATGATGTCAAATGATGAACGAGTGGAGTTCCTAGAGGACAATCCTCACATCAACCAAGTTCCCGGCGGGTTTGCTTTTGTTGGTGATCATATCATGGGCGTGGGCCCAAAGGTAGATGGTGGGTTCACTGAGAACATGCAACGTATTGCTGCTGCACATCCCGATTCACCTATGACTGCAAGGTTTGGTGGTAGCACACAAACCCATAAGGAAATTAAGACAAGGGACATTATTAGTAAACACGCAAAGAGAGTTGCTCGTGATGGTTTCTCTGCAAATACAAAGAAAACATTATAAGTTAGTAAAAAATACAATGCAATTTATTATAAATAGAATTGATGCAGGCGAGAAATCAAACTTCAGCACCGATGCACAGTGTCGATGGAAGCTGGGAAGTCAATCCGCCGATGCGTCAGAGAGGGGGACGGTAGTCCCTCTCTCATTTTTCAAGTGAGGACATATAATGGCTAGTGCTAAGAAAAATAAAGAAATCAATCATAACAGTCTTGTTGCAGTCAAACCCATCACTGATAATCAGAAGGTGGTGTTCGATACATTTAAGAAGGGTAGAAACCAATTCCTATTTGGTGCTGCTGGTACGGGTAAGACGTTCTGTGCGTTGTATCTTGCATTGCAAGCAGTTATGGATATGAAGACCAAATATGAGAAAGTGGTTCTAGTTCGCTCTCTTATTCCTACACGAGAGATTGGATTTCTACCGGGTGATGAGGAAGACAAGGCTGCACTCTATCAGGTGGTTTATCAGAACATGGTTCAGTTCATGTTTGAGCAACCTAACGAGCAGTCATTCAGTAATCTGTATGACCGACTCAAGGGTCAGGGAACGCTCTATTTCTTATCAACATCTTTTCTAAGAGGGTTGACATTTGATAACGCAATCATTATTGTAGATGAGTGTCAGAATATGAACTTCCATGAGCTAGATACAATCATTACTCGTGTCGGGCAGGATTCAAAGATTATGTTCTGCGGTGACTTTGATCAGACTGATTTACATAGGACAAATGAAAAAAATGGATTACATGACTTCCTTCGTATCCTTGAGGAGATGGATGAGTTTAATTGTACAGAGTTTACGATTGGCGACATCGTTAGGTCAGGGTTCGTGCGAAGCTATCTAATTAACAAAAATAAACTAGGCATAGGAATGGAATAATGAATTTAGAAAAACTCAGAGAACAACTAGAAATCGATGAAGGCGTCAAATATGAGACTTATAACGATCATCTTGGGTTTGCTACTTTTGGCGTGGGCCATTTGGTCCTTGAGTCTGACCCCGAATTCGGTCAAGAAATCGGAACGCCCGTTGATGCCGATAGAGTTGCTGAAGCCTTCGAATCGGATTGCGAAAGCGTCTTGCGAGATTGCAACATCCTTTACGAAGACTTTAATGATCTGCCAGAAGAAGCTCAACAAGTAATTTCCAATATGATGTTTAATATGGGGCGTCCAAGATTGACCAAATTTCGTGGTATGAAGCGTGGGGTGGATTCCCGTGATTGGAATGCCGCAGCAGATGAGATGGTTGATAGCGCTTGGTATCGCCAAGTAACCAATCGAGCAGATAGGCTTGTAACGAGAATGCGAAATATAGCTACCGTATGGGGCAGCTCAACTGTTAATATGGAATAGAGCATTGCTATGGTGATATGTACGGATAAAAAATATGTCTTTGTTAAAGTGTATAAAACTGGAGGAACGTCTATATATCGGGAACTGAAAAAGCATTCCAAGTCCCAGTACCTTCTGGGTACGATGTACGGCAACGGAACAGGTGTTCTACAGGACTATAAGACTGCGGTGAACGCTGCTGAACAGGGACACGATTCTGGTGTTAAAAGAAAACACGATCATGTTAAATCCTCTTGGATCAAAGAAAATGCATTTCCAGAATTAGGTTTGGATTGGGACAAATATTTTAAATTTGGATTTGTAAGAAATCCGTGGGACAGAGAATTATCAAATTATTTTTTTAATAGTGGAAAATTAAAACCCCCAGAAGATATTTCTTTTAAAGAATGGTTAAATATTCGTTTACAAAAAAACGGATTTATTCGTTCTCATAACTCATCTCAATGTGATTATCTAACTGATGTAAATTATGTAGCAAGGTTTGAGAATTATGATGAAGAAGTTAAATATCTTTTTAATAGGATAGGTGTTCCTATGCCGCAACCACTAATGCACATTAACAAGACAGATCACAAACCTTATTATGAATACTATGATGATATAGATATAATGAAAGTTCAACAGTGGTACGAGAAAGATATCGAAATGTATAATTATGAGTTTGGTGAATAATGAAAATTTTAGTGATGGGTTTATCGGGATCAGGTAAGAGTACTTTTGCTGAACCATTGGCAAAGAGTTTATTCGCAACATGGATCAATGCAGATCAAGTAAGAGAAAATTATGATGATTGGGATTTCTCAGTAGAGGGCCGAATTAGACAATCACAAAGAATGAAGTATCTTTGTGATGGTGTCGTCATGGCTGGTGGAGTTGCAGTTGCAGACTTCATTTGCCCTACAGAAGAAACACGCAAAGAGTTTAACGCTGACTTTATAATATGGATGGACACTATTAGTGTTGGTAAGTATGAAGATACTAACAAGATGTTTTTACCCCCAGATAGGTATAATGTAAGGATTTCAAAGTGGATAGACGTAAACCAACTGTACAAATGCTTGGAAGATATCAACCATGGCATGAAGGACACAGAGAACTTTTCAAGAGAGCTCACGCAAAGACTGGCCAAGTTGCAATAATGGTTCGTGACACTGGTGAGGGATGGTTTGACCAACCCTCTATTATTGATGATCTTAAAAATCACGGATATGAGTATGATGTAGATTATATCATTATGCACGTTCCCAATATTGTGAATATCACTTATGGTCGAGATGTTGGTTATAAGATTGAACAAGAACATCTAGGCAAAGACATTGAAAAGATTTCTGCAACAGAAATAAGAAATACACAAACTTAGGAGAATAGTTATTATGGAAGTTAATTATGCGTTAAATACGATATTCTTTTTGATATCGGGCGATACGCAGTGCGTATCAAGAATTTATGAGTAAGTAGGGGTAATAAAAATGTTTAAACATGTACCAGTGAAGTTGCAACCTATAACGGCAACAAACCTAGACGGTGTACGACTATACGCTACACCAGAGGGTAACAATTACCCATCAATCACAACAGTCCTATCAGTGCGTAACAAAAAGGGGCTGATGGAGTGGCGTAAGAGGGTTGGTGAGGAAGTTGCTAATCACATATCAAGAACTGCTGCTGCAAGAGGCACAAAAGTTCATCATATGTGTGAAGACTACCTCAACAATAAATATTTAGACTGGCCAGAGGAGTGGAAAGAACATAAGAAGAATTTTCTTCCATACTGTATCTTCAGTCAGCTAAGAGAAAAGGCACTATGTAATATAGATAATATCTACGCACAAGAAGCAGGACTCTATAGTGATAAATATAGAGTAGCAGGTAGGGTTGATTGTATTGCTGATTACAAAGGTGTACCGTCTATTATTGATTTCAAGACATCAACCAAAGAGCGCAAAGATGAATGGAATGAAAGTTATTACATTCAATGCTCAGCATATGCAGAGATGTTTGAGGAACGTACAGGCACACAAATCTCACAGATAGTAATTTTGGTGGTAACAGAGGATGGAACAGTCCAAGAATTTATAAAAGAAAAGTATGACTACCTAGATGCTTTAGTAGAAACAATTGCAGAATGGAACAACCAACGAAAAGCTTTTCATTAGAAAACATAAGATAAAAAGGTACTTGACTTTTTAGTTTCTATGTGTTATAAATAGAGTACAATTTGATGATGCGAATTGAAAACAGAACTGGACGGGGGTGCGATACCCCCCGCCTCCACCAAAAGGAGATTGTTATGAAAACAGAAATATCTGGAGATTCAGATGAAGAATCCTCTAGTAAAAAAAATATCGGTATTGATGTTTAAAGTATATATCACATGGAGCATATTTGCTGATATGATATTGATTGCAGGTATAATTGCTTTACTTCTTGGTTATGGTAAAATCTCTTTTTGATGGGGGCGATATTAGGTTCGACAGGCTGAAATAGATGAGTGGAGAATTGTCGGATGACTGCGTAATTGGTCAAAATACTAAATGCAAACGATAATGCATACATTGGGGATTATGCTCTAGCAGCATAATCTTTCGGGGTTCGGTGGGTTCCTTGCAACAGAATACCCACCATTAACTTGGTGTGATAAAAATATTACACTTTCATAAAACAACATGTTGGTTGATTATTTCCTTAACAAACCCCGTTCCATATGGTAACATAAGCTATAATGAGAAATCAAGGAAATCTAATTTTAATATAAATTAAAAAAGTGGGTTGACAAATACATATTGCTATGTTACACTCTATAAACAATGTCACTGATGAGTCTGTGAAATCCAGACGAAACACTTTGTGTCTGACAATGTTGTCTAAACTATCATCTTTGAAAGGATGAATTATAATATGGCTACTACAACTACAACTACGCAGGCAACTAAGGTTATTGCCGCTCTTGAGAATGGTTCTGAACTTACTGCCAAGCAGATTGGAGCACGTTATGGTGTTAAGAATCCTCGTGCTTTGATTAGTTCCCTTCGTATGCAGGGTTATCCTGTATACCTCAATAAGCGTTCTAGCACGTTTAATGGTGAGACTACGACTTACAACAAGTATCGTTTGGGTACTGCATCACGAGCTGTGATTGCTGCTGGTTATCAAGCCTATTGCGTAGGTTAATCTAACAATGGGTTGTGCCATAATACACACGAGAGGGGCCACGGTTAGCCCCTCAACTTAAAAAAAGGAGAAAATGACGAATGAAGAAACTTATTATCGGAGTTGCACTTGCAACCAGTATTTCGACAGTTGCACTTGCAGCTGAAGAAGCAGTAACACCTGTTTTGTCTAATATTGATATGTCTTTCGTGACAGACACAAAACGTAATACAACTCAGGGGACGACAGATACGAAGTTTGGTGTTGTCGCTGGAGTGAAGGGACTTAATTTGTCACTTCTTCCAAAGTATAGTTGGACGGATTCAGAAGTATCAAACGTAGAGTTTGGTGCAGGGTATACAGTTAAAGTGAATGATACTATAAGTATTGTACCTTATGGTGAGATTAATACTAACCGAGATTTAGATGTTAGTAGTAAGATCATCGGCATTAAGACTAAATTTAACTTCAACTAAAAACTGAGACTAAAGGTTATGGGGGTTCCTTTCAAAAACCCCCATTTATTTAATGGAGTATAACTGGTGCTAAATACATCAAAGACCTTCTCAATGAATATTGAGAACATTGCCCTAGAAAAGAACATCACTCATATGGAGGCAGTCCTTGATTACTGTCAACGTAATGACCTTGAACCTGACACTGTAGGCAACCTTATTTCCAAAAGTCTCAAAGAGAAGATTGAGGCAAACGCTCGTGACTTGAACTTCTTACCAAGACAAGCACAGCTCCCCATTTAATCTATGGAACCGATTGACGTATATCTTATGTATTGTGCGATGAAGGCTCACTTTGGTAAGGGTAAATATGACTTTGTGGAATACAGAGGTAAGACCCGCATCAAACGTGAAACCTTCTATAAGCGTAAGGACAGATCGTTCTTCGTGCGTCTTTCACGCAAGTATAATTCAGAGTTAGAAGTTAAGAACTACTTAGTGGCTAACTTCATCAAGGATAAGAAGGGTTACATTGCTAACTTCAATGATGAGAACTATGAGTCGTGGAAGTTAAAACGTCAAGGGTTTTTTAAATTGTTTGTGGTGGAGATGTTGCCTCTGGTTAAATCGTTTGAGAACTTATTTAAGGTAGAGAAAAATCAACACCCTAAATTAATGAAGGAGTTTCTTGGTAGTCGTGTCTCTCTGGAGACTATGATTATATTGCAAGAGTTGGTTAGTTATGAGAAAACATGGGATAAACAATTAGAGGATGATATTATATGGCCTGAGTTAAAAAAACTTATGAATGACTACAAAAGGTTCTTGATAATTGACCAAGAACAGTATAAAATAAGACTATTGAAACTAATAGAGGAGTCCAGTTAGATGGATCAAGTACGGGTAGAAGGGTTCTTTGAGGCACGGTGCCAGGAACTTGAAAATGAAGTTAAGGCATTGGTATGGAACAATGCAGAATTAGATGTTAAGAACAAGGAATTGTTTGAGCGAGTTGAGAAACTTTCAAATCGACAACCAACTTGGCCTAAGGGTTATAAGGTTCGACAGTCTAACGCCAACAGGTAAATGGTAGAGTAATTAATCCGGCGTAGCTCAACGGTAGAGCAATTGCTTTGTAAGCAATAGGTTATGGGTTCAATTCCTATCGCCGGAACCATTTCTAAGGATGTAATATGAAAGTAAGATTGATTTCACATACACAACCTGATAACATTATCGGTGTTGATGATGCACAGGAGCTTATCGCATACTGTGCTAGAGTATCTAATCCAAGCAATCAGAACAATAAGGATACAAGTGATAAGTTAATCAAGTATCTCATTAAACACAAGCACTGGTCACCACTAGAGATGGTCAATGCTTGTCTTGAGATTGAGACAACGAGAGATATTGCACGTCAAATTCTACGTCACCGCTCGTTCTCGTTCCAAGAGTTCAGTCAACGGTATGCTGACCCAACAATAGACCTAACTTATGAGACAAAGGATGCAAGGTTTCAAGATACAAAGAACCGACAGAACAGCATTGACTTTGACCCTAATAATGAGAAACAACGCCGTCTAAATGAAGACTTCCGTATCAAGCAAATGATTATATGGAGAAATGCAGTTAAGACGTATAAGTGGGCTATTAATAAAGGGATTGCAAAGGAACAAGCACGGGCAGTACTGCCAGAGGGTATAACTGTATCCCGCATGTACATGAACGGTACACTGCGCTCATGGGTACACTACATTGACCTACGCAGCGACAACGGCACACAGAAGGAACACAGAGAGATTGCTGTGGCCTGTGCCCGTGAGATTGCAACAATATTCCCATTGATGAGTGAACTATGAAAACAGTAGTTCTTGGTAATGGTGAGTCACGCAAGTGGTTCAGTGATAAACAGTATGAAGTGAATGCTGTCATATGGGGATGCAATGCAATCTATCGTGATGTGATGGTGGATAATCTAGTAGCAGTTGACTATGGTATGCAGCAAGAGATATATGACTCAGAATACTACAAGGACATAGAGTGCCACTTCGCAAACTGGTCAGTTCTTCCATCTGAGGTAGCAGATGTATTCTTCATGGGGTATGACATTCCAGCGGAGTTTATACACAGGAGCAAGCATCAATACGACCATTGTGTGATATCAGGTAAAGACCCTATTACACTACATGAGAGGATTGAGGCTGCAATTAAAATGCATCCAGAATTAGACATGAAAGACCTTCAGCTGAAGATGGAGAAGGATGTTGGTGTCTGGATTACATATGTCAATGAAAATGACAATATAAATACAATTGACTTTCCTATTGGATGGTCAGCGGGTAATACCGCATTGCACTTGGCATGTCAGCAAGGTGCAACAGAAATTTATATACTGGGGTTTGACCTATCATCATACGATGAGCCGTTGAACAACTTATATAAAGGGACAGATAATTATCTGCCCAGTGATGCAAGAGGTTTTAATCCAGTTAATTGGATTAACCAAATGCAAACTGTTTTTAGAGAGTTCAAGGATATTACGTTTTCTTGGGTAGATGCCAAAGAGGAATTTATTCAAGAAAATAATCTAGGATACTTGACAAAAGCAGAGTTTTGTGATACATTACATATACGATAACAAATAGCATATATTCACATAAGGAGATACATATGTCGTTAAGTACACTAAGAAAGTCCAGTTCATTGGATAAACTGCTCGGTGCAATCCAAGCAGAAAACGCCCCCCAAGATAAGAAGTCTTATGCAGATGACCGTCTATGGAAGCCTGTAGTAGATAAGACGGGTAACGGTTATGCCGTTCTTCGTTTCCTTCCAGCAGTAGAAGGTGAAGACCTTCCTTGGGCAAAGGTCTGGAACCATGCGTTTCAAGGCCCTACTGGACAGTGGTATATTGAGAACTCTCTCACCACCGTTGGTCAGAATGACCCCGTATCAGAGATGAACTCTGCATACTGGAACTCAGGCGTAGAGTCTGACAAGGAGATTGCTCGTCGTCAGAAGCGTAAGTTGCAGTATTTTGCAAACATCCTTGTTGTTGAAGACCCCACTAATCCACAGAACGAGGGCAAAGTTATGCTCTATCGCTTTGGTAAGAAAATCTTTGATAAGTGTATGGAATCAATGCAACCAGCATTTAAGGATGAAACTGCTGTCAATCCTTTTGACTTCTGGGCAGGTGCGAACTTCAAGTTGAAGATTCGTAAGGTAGACGGTTATTGGAACTATGACAAGTCAGAGTTCGAAGCACCATCTGTTTTGTTTGATGATGATGACAAGCTAGAAGAGGTTTGGAAGAAGGAGTATCCTCTCTCAGAGTTTACTGGAGCTTCTAACTTCAAGTCATATGATGAACTGAAGACACGATTGAACGCAGTTCTTGCAGGGACTACATCAGTAGGAACTGCTGCAGCAGTGATGGAAGATGCGCCGTGGGTAGAACCCAAGGTGGATACAAAACCTTCTCCCGCACCC